TGGGTGAGCAAAATCTCTTGATATTGCTCGATTAAATGCATTTTCATCTGATCTAGTTGATGCTTTTTGCATTGGCTGGTTTGGTGGTGGAGTTGCTTGTTTACCGCCGCCACTCGAATTATTGACTACCATTGGTGCTGCTGTTGGTGGTGCCGCTTGTGCAGTCATTTGTGATGATGCCAGTTGAGCAGAACCTTGAGCAACTTGATTTCCTGTTGTACTTACTACAGGAGTTAATTGCGCACTACTAGAAGGAGCTGCAGCGACCATGGAAGGTGCTGCTGTTGAAGGTGCTGCAGCGACCATGGAAGGTGCTGCTGCAGGAGGTGCTGCTGTAGTTGAACCGCCACCACCACCACCTCCACCGCCTCCACTAGCTGGTGCACCAGCAGAGGCAACGAGACCACTCTCTCCAGAATATGCATTCACTTTAGCAAGAATTTCTGCGCCATAACCTTTTGTTAAATCTAGATTACCACCAATTGCTTTTGTAACTGCATAATTTGCTGTCTTTTGATCTGCAAAATCTTGCTTACCCTTTAGAGCTGTCATCACATATGACGCAGAGATTTTGGCTGCAACTGTAGGGTCATTGGCTAAATCTGGATTTTTCACAAGATCTTCACCAACCTTTTTCCCATAAAATCTGTAATTATTTTTGCCAGTTAATTGAATGTATCCTCTACCGCGATACTTAAATCCATCTCCAGGTTCAGTATTGCCCATTGATTGTCCAATTGACGTATCCTTACCATACATCAACTCACCCATCGATGTTGGACTAGATTTAATTTGTGTCAATTGTGCATCATCGTATCTTGCTGCACGCTTTCCAAAAATTTTGCGAATTCTATCAAGAGCTGTATTCTTGTAATTCATATTTTCAGAAATTGGTTTAAAATTAGATTCTTTTTTAATATTTGCGAGCAAGGCAATTTGAGCAAATTTATTATTCAGACCAGCCTCTTGCATTGCAATATTGATAGGTGATCCAGTCATATTTTTTATATCACTACTCACTGACTTATCTGTTTCTGCAAGACTTTGAGTTATACCTGCTTCAGTTGAAGATACATCAATAGACCCTCTGCTGCCGAAACCACCACCTCCACCGCCGCCGCCAGTTGCAGCAGTTACAGGACCTGATCTCGCAGATGCAGTTGCTGTTGAAACAGTTGATGATCCAGGCATTGCACCTCGATTGGCTGCACTTACAGGAGAGGCTGGTGGTTTAGTTGCTGGTGCTGGTTTTACTTCACCAGTGCTTTTTGTAGTTTGCACTTTTGGATCATATAATTGTTTCTCAGCATCTGATAGAGCAGAAAACTCGCTCCACAACGAATAAAGATCATAAGCCATCCACAAACTACCAACAACAGTTACCGCAGAAGCAACCCAACCAACGCCTGGAACAACTGCCATGCCACCTGCAAGTGCCAGTCTCGCGCCAATCTTGGCGAATAGTTTAGGTGCTTTTTTCTTCACGAAGTTTACGAAAAGATCCCACGCTTTTGATTTGACATTCTTTACAACTGCAGTTTGTCCTATTTTATTTGCTGCAACTGCGCCACCAGCCGCACCAGCTACACCAGCAGCTGACGCAGCTGCTTGTATCTTAATATCTTTTTTCTCAGCAGCGATTTGATCGGCGATTATCTTTTTTTCTTCTGGAGTTTTTGCCTCCATTGCTTGTTCTTTTAGAGCCTCACCACCTTGAACCTCAAGGTTAGGATCTCTAAATGAATCAACTGCTTGATATGCGAGAAAACCACCAGCGGCTGCACCCAATAAACCACCCATACCACCAAGACCACCACCACGACGAACACCACCACGACGACCACCACGAAGACCACGGCGACCGCCACGACGACCACCACCACGACGACCACCACCAAGACGACCAGGAATAAAATCAATAAGATCTCCAAATCCTAATCCGCCATCATTTTTATCTAATAAGTCGTCAAGTTTTTTATGAATTGTTTTATTTTCTGGTTCGCCAAGTGTTTTTAAAATGCTCTCTATCGAATCAGCAATGCGAATCATTGGATCTTCATCTGCTGCAATTGCTGCGCTCAATGCATCTGTTCTAGATACACCTGCGTTTTTTCGTTTTACTGCACCAGTTTCTTTAAACTGTGCAAAGGTTGCATCTGAACTTTTAGCAAATTTTCCTTTAGCATCTCGATATAAGGTTTTTCCAGTTTTTGGATCAATCTCTGATTTAAATCCTCTATTTACAAGAGTAAATTTTGCAAGGGCGCGTACATTTTTTTTAATCTCTACAATATCACGCACTAAATTTTTAAAACCTGAGATATCATCTCTTTTTTTGACACTTTTTATTTTGTCTTTATCATTTTTTTTATCTAGATCGAACTTTGCTCGAGCTTCTTTAACTCGATCAGCAGATTCCATTTTTTCAAGACCGAGATTTTTAAACAAATCACCTAAATCTTTTCCAAGTAGACCCTCAAAAAATGCTTGTCGACGACCTGTCGTCCCTTTTATCGCAATGGCATATTCTTTTGCCATTTCAGACCTTGCTGATGCTGATGCAAAGGCACCTCCGATAAGCCCCTTTCCTTCTCTTGCAGCTGCGGCTGCAGCATCTGCCGCTTTTTCATATGCAGCTGAACGCTGTGAACCTTTAGAGGATTTTTTATTCTTTGCAACTTCTTTGATGATACTATCCAAAACACCTTTTGGTGCATTTGGTAATTCTTTCTTTAAAGTTTCTTGTAATTTTTTTGGATCTATTTCCATTTATTTTTATCTTCTGCGTTGCATTTCTAACATCTTCATCTTTTCATTTTGCTCTTTTACCATCTCTTGTAGCATAGTTATGTAAATTTGTTTTTCCCAAGGTATCAGATTATCTAACTCACTTAAAGAATACTTATGATGTTGCATCAATGAAAAATTAGTTGTATAGTAATTTTTCAAGTTCTCATAACCAAGAATTAATCGAAAAAACTTAGAATACCCTCCACATGCACATTATGCACGAATTGACATTTGCTGCATGTCAGTTCCTGTTCTAGAACTACACGAGGGCTGGTTAAGAAAAACTGCTTGATATTTTGCACTTGATCAAGCGTTAAATTATCAAAGAATGCCATTAATTCTTCTTTTGTGACAGAGTTTTTTTTGTAAATTTGATCTTGATCATAGATATAATCAAGATACTCTGCAATTATCTCATATCCACCATCATCAAATTTATCATCTAATGCTGCTTGTGGAATCGATATCGATGGATAATTAAACTTAACTCCCACATTTTCTGTTAATTTGATAATACTAGAATGATGTTCTGTATCTTGATACTTGATATTTTTTAATAGAAGATCAAATTCTGTAGCATGACCACATTCTTTATCCTCTACAACATTGTTACATGTATGGATCATCTGGGCTGTTTCGCCGACTGAGTTAATTCGCAGATGTAAAAAGAACATCTCAACATCAAATGTTGGAAGATTGTCGACATCTATTTCATCTATACAACAATTTGTAATGATTTGTTTGATAGTTGATGTGATTTCATTTAAATTGTCTGCTTCTTTTGCAATCAAAAGAAGTTTTTCTTCTTTAACAAGAAATGGTCGAAAACGAATATTCTTATCAAGCGATTTTAAATACACTTCATGTATAGGATGTTCAATTTTTGGCAAAGGCATAATTTACTCCACAGTTTAAAAATTAATAACTACCACTTGCACCACCACCAGCAAATCCTCCCCCTTCACCACCTTTAAAGGGTGGTTGTGGTTGCGTTGTTTGCGGTCTTGATGATGGTCGTTGATTGGTGACAGGTGGTTGAGAACCAGAGGCAGGTTGACTTGGATTCGATGGGGTTCTACCATCTTTATATACTGCTCTCTCTAGATCACCAGTTAACCAGTACTCATATCTAAATGTTACAGCGAGACGATGAATTCCATCATCTGCCCAATTTAAACTCATTGGTGCAATTGATGTGGGAAATATATTGTAGAATTGCACTTTGTACATGATTATTGGGCGATCATCTTCTCCCTCAACTCCTTGGGTTGTAGCCTCTGCAAATTGATTGATTTCAAGCGATGGAGCTAGATATGCAATTCTATAGTTTGGATTATAACTTGTATCAAATGGAATAACAAGATTTAGCCATTTATCGAATAATTTTTTCTCCCAGAAATCGCCAGAGCAAATAAATGTTAATGTTAGATCTCCAAATGTAGGAAAAGAGGCAACTGGTGAAGAAACACCATAGTAGCGACCGTCGACGGTATTTACAGTATATCCTGGGAGTTCTGTTGTTTCGCATTGAAAGCGAAGGTCAGTAGCATCTAAACCTAATCTGGTTGGCGCAGTAATTCTAACATCGAATTTCGAAGTTTTTGCGAAATCATTGTGTTTTGCAAAATGATCTCTAAATTGATTTATATTAAATGCCATTAAGATCTATACACCATCTTTTCAAAAGGAAGAAATATTGCTGTTTCCCAATTATCTGGCTCGATATAAATTAATGGAGACATGATATGAGAAAACAAATAACGCTTTATGCAAGGTTCAATTAATCGATATCTTCTAGATTTAGAGAGTAAATCATATGACAATCTAAACTTTGTCGTATCATCATATTTATCATTACTTATAAAGTCATGTAAACGATCTAAAAGAACTAAACGACTTGACGGGTCTAAGTAATGTAGATTTAATCCTAGGAACCCATCACTATATGTTTCCATAGGAAGAACCAGTGGAAATTTGTCCCACATCGGAAGAATGTCTTTAAGTTTAGGGTCATAATGATACAGGTACATTCTTCCCACAAAGGCTTGCGAAGAAATTCTTTTTGCATCATTTAGAAGATTAGATCGATTAGACGGAATCTTGAGTTTTGAGAGCTGTGCTCCAATAAATCCACGAGCTGCCTCGGTGCGAGGTTTAATGCCTGCGGCTGTCATCTCTTTATTCAATTTATCAAATAATGATGGCATTAGATACCTATATCTTTTTCAGTAACAACCTTAAACTGCCAATTTCGATCTTTACAGTATTCTACAGCAGCCTTCCATTTTGCTTCATTTACACCCCAAGTCATAACCTCATTGATGTATTTTCGAGTTATTTTGCTTCTTTTCTCTGGGGGTTCAGCCTGACTTTTTGGCTTAACTTCGAGAATCATCGCCTCTAGAATCCCTTGTTTGTTCCGAACTCTTGCAAAAAAGTCAGGAAAATATCGATGCCAACGATTGTCTATTGGAGATAAATAAGGTATTATAATCTCCTCATTAGACCATTCAATTACATTTGAATTTATATCCAAGTGTGTCATAACTCGGCGTTCCCACAGAGATCTATACCAGATGTTTGTAGGATCACCTAAATATTTGTTAGTATTCTTAGGACTAAATTTACCAGAGTAAGCCATGCATTTATTTAGTAGAGAACAATATAATGTCAATTATTGATTTAAAAATTGCAAGAGGTCCAAATAAGCTCTTCGAAGGAACTAATTTTGATTTTAAAGATTTAAGATTTCCTCCAGGCGTTGGTAATAATCCAAGGCTATTACATTCTATA